GTTCAACCGACCGCTGATGACAGCATCGGAGCGCTCACTTATAGCAATAAATCGTACACAGGTTATTATCATGCCGCAAGGTTTAATGTCCCTAAAATGGACATTACCAACTTTTCCTACATGGGATGTGTGTATAGTTCGATAAAAAAGCTGGGTACTTCAAATATCGGACTTGACAGTTCGTTACTTTATTCATCTTCTGGAACAAAAAGAACCATTACGGCTGCTACTTTCGACGATTATAGTTCAGTTACAACATTTGAAGCTGCTGAAAAATTTTCTGTTTCTGGTGATATTAGCAATTACTCAGGCGAGTATTATCCAGTGCTACAGATTTCGGCATGGACAGGTTCTAATGCTACGAATCTAAACTTCGCCATCTACGAATGGTATCTATACTAAAAAGAAAGGCTGTGTGAAATGGAAATATAACATTCACACAACTTGACGTATAGATAAATTTACTCAGATATTTTTTCAAAAAAAATTGAAAAAATGCTTGACAAAACAGGATTTTAGTGTTATAATACACTTGTACCTCAGATAAAGAGGATGTTGAGAGCAAGGACATTCAAACCATATTCTAAACTTATAAAGTCTATCCCCCAATAGACCTAAAGTTTATTCAAAGGAATGTTTAGATTCCCTCTTGCAGAGACTGTCGAATATCTCAAGAAAAGAATCTAAAAAAGTTTGAATATTCAGTTTTTGTACTACTTTGCGGATAGTGCAAAAATTTTCAAAGAAAATTTGAAAAAGTTCTTGACAAAATCGAAATCTTGTGGTATAATGCAAATGTAAGATGAAACTTAACTCTGCACAGTTCCGTCTTACACCTAACTTCTGACATGACATATATTCAAAAAATTGCAGAGAGTAGAAACCTTGTAGCTACATTTCTTAATCACTCATTCTAAGTCATCTCCTAACTTCTATGGCTAAAAATAGTTTTTAAGTTATCGTAGTAAACACTGTAGGGTCAGACGAAACCGAACAGAAACGCTTGCGGAGATTGCATAAGTTCCCTTCTTTTTGAAGAAGGCAGGGTCGATGAAACAAGAACCTTATACTCGAAAAAGTATTTGGAACGTCAAAAGTTAAAAATCAAAATACGCACGATGCTCTACCTGATTTCACCTTATGGATTTTTTAATTCATATTCAGGTAGGGCATTTTGCGTTATATTGGTAAAAATGTTTGTTCGCTCCCCGATATGCGGCTGACAAATGGTCGGGATGCAAACACAGTTTGCGAAATGTTTGTTCGCTCTCCTATACGCGACTAATAAATGATAGGAATTAACATATTTATCTACAATCTAAAAGAAAGGGGTGATTGATTTATGGCACAAAGTCTCTATATTTATAATCAATTTCTTAATACTATTGCAAACCAAGAAATCAATCTTGATGGCGACGATTTAAGAGTAATGCTTGTATCTTCTAGTTATTCTCCTAGTAGAGAAGCACATAAATATAAGGATAATGTAGATGGAGAAATCACAGGTGCAGGATATACAACTGGCGGAGAAACATTGACAAATGTAACCTATGTACTCAATGACAAGATTGCTACTCTAAAGGCTGACAACCCCAAGTGGACTGCACTTAATATTAGTAATATTAGATATGCTGTTATCTATGATAATACTCCATCTACAAACAAACCTCTAATTGCTTATGTAGATTTTGGTGAGACTCTTAGCTTAATCAACGCCGAACTTGAAATAGTATGGAATAGCGACGGTATCATTCGCTTCACGATTAACTGACGAAGCGGGTGATTTAATTGCTTGGAAACCTAAGTCTAGGTAATTATTCTTTTGGTATTGGTTCTTCTTTAGATAGAGAACTAAATTGCCCAGATATATTCATTATTAGTTCTGATGTAGAAACTGCAATAAAGATTAACACTGAACTAAATAGTTTATCTATCACTGTAGATAGTTTCAATCCAACCATCAATGTAAAAGCAAAAGCACTTCCTAATATTGGAATTATAAATGTAGAACATCCTGATGTTGAAAGAAGAATAACCTATAGAATCAAGCCACAAACAGGGATTATCGGCGTTGAAGGACTTCCAGTTCACTCTTTTTATACAAAGAAAACACCAACTATTGAACAGTACATCGACCATATCAAAGATAATATTAGAACACCTGTCTATAAAGTTGAACTTCTCAGAAAAGAAGATGAAAGTGTACTAAAGGTTATAGAGGGTGATATTATAGATGATAGTGGTTCTGTAAACAACACCCTTGATGAAGGTGTAAGAAGGACTTGCGATTTCTCACTACCTAATTATGATGGTAGATACAATGACTTTATTGAAAACATAAGCATTGGCGATAAGTTCAAATTATATCTAGGTTATAAGATTGATGATATTCCTAAATACTTCCCACAAGGCGTATTTGTATTCGATGACCCCGCTATGACAAGTAATCTATCTGAAAGAAAAATTGAACTTTCTGGAACGGATAAATGGAGTATGCTGAACGGTCAGAATGGTGGTATTCTTGAAGGAACTTACACAGTAGAGATGGGTAGTAAAGTTGGTGACTTGATAAGAAAGACACTAAGACTCAATATAGTTGGCGACCCAGTAGAACCATCTATATCAAAAGAGTTTGAAGATATGGAAATAACCTATGACATTACAAAATCTGCTGGTGAAACTATTTCTGATGTACTATTAGAAGTAGCACTTAATATTAGTGCTTATATTTACTATGATGAAAACGGCAGATTGAATATGTACCCATCAGATGATGCTGATATGTATAAAGCACCAGCTTATTCATTCAGTAAAGATGAGTACAACTATTTGAACGCAACAAAACAATATCAATTAAGTGAAATCTATAACTCGGTTCTCGTTGTTGGTGAAAATATTCAAAACTCTGAAACCCCAATTACATACGAAGCACTCAATAATGACCTTTCTGACCCTAACTCTATTCCTAATGTTGGATTCAAGAAAGTGAAAATGATTACTGAATATGTTAAGGGAATTGATACACTAGAAAAAGCACAGGCGAGAGCGAATTGGGAATTAAAGAAAGCAAGGGCTAAACTATCTAATGTAGACATAAATTGTTTAGCTTTGTATCATTTAGATGTAAACCAAATCGTTGAACTAACTGATACATACTTAAATTCACAAAAAGAAAGATTCCTAATCAACAGTATAGAATTACCTATCGGCGTAGATATACAATCTACAATTAACTTGGCAAAGGCGGTAGAGATAGAATAATGGCTATGAGTGAAATTAAAAAAGCACAAGAACAATATAACTTCGTATATGATGTTGTTAAATCTGCTTTTAACCAAATAGCAAGAAGTGCTGGACTTATCGTAAGTCAAGTTGCCATTGTAGCAAGTTATGATGCTACCACTAAAAAAGCTACCGTCTTTTTTCCAAGTGATATGTCAACCCCAAGTAATCCATATAAAAATATGACTGGTGAAGATTTAGTAGTCGGTCAAAAAGTATATATTTTTTATAAATATGGAGACTTAGAGCAAGGTTGGATAATGATTAAATGAGGAAAGGAGATAAAGCTATATGGCAACCTTTTTGAATTTACCTAATCAAGTTCCTGCACCAAATAGCAATAACTTGACAGCAGAAGCTACAAAGTATACAGAACTGTATGAAAGTCTAAATAGAACTAATACTGGTTCTGAGACATTTACTTCTTCGTCCAGTGGTGTAAAATATAGCACTGGTGATTATCCAGATGATACCGATGTCTATAATAAAGGACAGGTAGGTATGATGAACTTGCTGTATAAATATGTTCTTAGTAAATATATTATACAGTCAAGTACAGTTAATGAAATTGTTGACCGTTCTAACAACACAGTTATTGATGTAGATACAATTTCTTTCAATGAACAGAGTTTAATTTATAATATTGCATTAAAATATGAACCTACTACAAGTATTTATAGTATTAGATTTAGAGCGCCTAATAACTATGTAGTTGGTTCTGTAATGAATATTTCATATACTACTTCATCAGGTGAAACGGTTATTGATACTGTAACACCTGTATTGTCTGGCTCTACAGATAAGATGCCAGCTAATACATTTGTTAAAGACAGAACAATCACAGCTAATGTGGATAAGACTAATAATATTATCACATTTAATGCAAGCGCAACAGATGTATTGGTTAGGTCTGAATCCGCTCCAACATCCGATTCTGATAAAACTAAGATTTGGTTGAACACAAGTAATGGTACTCTTAATTATTGGAATGGGACTGATTGGACTGGATGTGTAGGTGTTTGGGGTTGATTCCTCAAATCTAAAAAAAAGAATATATTTCTTTCACTATGTTATTGTTCCGCAATAGTATAGTGTTTTTTATTTACATAGATTAAAAGGAGATATGATTATGGGAATGATAGCACCTCCCACAAAGCGGGGGGGGGTAAACTCAACTTCTATGTGCAAGGTGGGTTAACTAGACCTCAAAATGCAAAAGAAAATACAGTTTGGGTAAGAACCGATAGTGAAATTGGAGAAGTTTTCGTTCAAAGTAGTCAACCAACTGCAACTGCCATTGGTGACATTTGGATTGACTCTGATGTTGTTTATTCAGAAATTGGTGCGCCTGACAATTTTGGAGACTATGCAGTTAATATTACAGATAGAATCTATATTAAGGTTACAAATGTAAATGTTAAAGTTTGGGACGGTTCATATTGGGTATTCAAACTAACTGATATTTATAAAAATAAATCATGGAGTACATCTGATGATGTAAAGATTTATGGAGTAAGTTGGGATGGAACAAGTACGACTGCATGGACAAGAACAGATGATGCTGCTAATTTCGATGACCCTGTACCTTATGTCAGTGGTGCTACAAGTTATAGTTCTCCATTTGATAACATCATGCCATGGATGGGAATGGTTATCAACGAACGTACAGGTGGTACAATGGTTTCTATTCCTAAATTCTACTATAGACTTAAACAAAATGGAAATGGGCTTTCAATTCAGATTAGCAATGAGTTGTTAGATGATTTTCATGTATCTCCTGCTCATATGGATAGAGGGGATGGACATGGTGAACGCGATGTCGTTTATATAGGGCGTTATTATAGTGGTATAGGAAGTTATAAGAGTAAAAGCGGAACTACGCCATCGAGCAGAGGTGCAACTATTACTACTACAAAAAAAGGTTGTGAAGCCCTTGGCAGTAGCTACTGGATGCAAGACTTTACTACTAGGTTTACTATATGGCTACTCTATCTTGTAGAATTTGCAAACTGGAACTCACAAGCAAAGATTGGATACGGAGTAGCACCAAGTGGCAACACAAAAGTAGAAACAACAGGAAGTACAGATTCAATGCCATACCATACTGGAACAATGCTATCTTCTCGCGCATCTTTTGGATATGGACAACAGTATCGTAACATCGAAGATTTGTGGGGTTCAGGAAGTGAAGTTATGGATGGTGGATATTGTAATTCTACTGGATGGTATATCATTTTGAATCCGGAAGAATTTTCTTTTAGTTCTGGTGGTACTTTTGTAGAAAAACTTCCTGATTCTGGATTTGCTAGTAAATTTAAAGTTTCTAGTCCTTGTGGTTATCCAATGTTCTATTCAACTGAAAACAATGGTTCTTATACGACCTATTCGTGCGACTATTGGGAAGAATACAATAACAATGTGTTAACAACAGGTGGCAACACACAATATGGTGGTAACGCTACAAGCGGTGGATGTTATGGATTATTTAAAATTGGAAATTTATCAAGTGGCACAACTTACTCCAGTGTTACAACACGTTTAATGGAACTTCCATAATCATATTTATCTTAATCATATAGATAAAAATGTAAAACCTCAAAAAATAGGGGCTGTCAGTAATGACAGCCCCTATTTTTTTTCGCGTTAACGCATCTATATATAAACAGTCAAGACCTACATCGGGCTTATTTATTTGAACTTCCCAATGCACCAGTTCCTCTTTCTGACCACATACACTGTAGCTCGTCAAGAGGAATTTCTTCCGCTACAACCTTTGGAACAGGGAGCAGAAGTGCTTGACAGATTGCTTTTGAATACGGATAAAATACACCGTTAGATTCTCTTGGGTCTACGGAAATCATTCCTCCAACTTCCATTCCGCGTTCCCTAATGATTTCTTCTTTAGAAATCTTTGTAATAAACATCCAGTTATCAGTTACATTACAAATCGGTACAAACCATTCACCACGATAACCAGAATCTATAACGCCAGCCCTAATAGCCATTCCTTTAGTTCCTGTACTTCCGCGTTCTCTAAGAACCATTACATAGTCATCAGAAAAAGCAGAAGCAATACCAGTAGGAATCATTTTAATCTCATGTGGTGGAATATCAATGTAATCTTCTTCAAAACAAGCATATACATCATATCCACCATTTTCTTGTGTTTTAGATGGAATAATACTTTTTTCGTCTACCTTTGCAAAATATATAGTTGGAAATTCTGGATTGTGTTGTACTTCAAGTTTTTTGTTAGATTCTTCAATATTATCGTTTTCTTGTTCGCTTAGATACCGTTTAAGAACTCTTGAATATAGTGTACAAATAGGACGAACACCATGTTTAATTGCAAGGTCATCTAGTTTAACGTCTCCATTACTTAAAACTACCATGGCTTTTCTATCATTAGAATACGGTGACAGTGTAGATAGCCAACAATCTTCTGATACAGTAGGAATATTGCTTTTTAATCTTTCATAAGTCGCAAAATTAAGTAAGTCAAAATGTGGGTTGAAATATGCACCCATTTCTCCTGAACAAAATAAATTTATATAAATTTCTTTGAACATATATCTATAAGCATAACATCTATCTATCATAGTATCTTCAAAAGTTGTTACTTTGCTGTGTAAAACTGAGTGGGCATAATCCATAAAAAAATCATAATCGTATGAACTTTTGAATAGAGCATCTGTAGCAATACAAAGTACAGAATCTTCATATGCTTCAATAATAGTCCAGTTAATTTTTCCAATATCGAAATTATCTCCTAATTTGAATCCGTCTCTATTTCTATTGCAAATCAATGTACTTTTATTTTCATCACGACTCATGTTCTGTTTCCTCCTATATGTTCTCTGTTCCTTAGCTTATAATCACATTATACCACAAGATTTTGATTTTGTCAAGTACTTTCTAAAATTTTTTTTAGAAAATACTTACGGTTATCTAATAAACTATGTTACATTCTGATTCCGTCTTTGTCTAGCTTATCTTTAACATCAATAACAGTTTGATTTGTGCTTCCTGCCCATTGATAATTAAAATCTTTTAGGTCTGTTTCAAATCTACCATCTACAAGAAAATCACATTTCTTTACGGTTTCTTTTCTTTCTTCGTTAGATACATCCATTCTATCTAGTGGGTTAATAAAGATTTCGTCCCAATAATATCCGCTATATAGCCAAATCTTTTTTGTATCTCCGTATGTATCTCTGATTCTATTGATTAGATTAAGAATTGTTTTTATATTCTCAGGTGCTAATGGTTCTCCACCTAGAATACTAATTCTTTTAATATAGTCTCTATTTGCGAGACTAATAAACTTATTTTCTACTTCTTCTGTCCATTTCTTGCCACCTTCAAAATCCCATGTAACAGAATTAAAACAATCCTTACAATGGAAGTGACATCCCTGAACAAATAAAGCGATTCCAATGCCTTCACCGTTGGAAATATCAAGTTTTCTGATACTTGCCCATTGCATAATTTATCACCATCATTTTTAGTTAGATGCGACTTGGGTATAGAATGAACTATACCCAAGTACCACATCATTCAATTTCCTACATTATATCATAAGGTTTTGATTTTGTCAAGTATTTTCTAAAAAAAATCTTCAGAAATCATTCTTGACTTTTCATTTCAACGTCATCCAGATGGACGTATCTTTCATTGATTTCCTGCGTTCTACCTTGATTCCAGAAGTGACTTCCTAAATAGCCACCAAATTATACCGTCGCTTTCGCGATACTTTAACACATTATTCAATGTCGGTTTGGACTATACCATCTAATTGCGACAAAAGACTAGAATAATTTTTTATAACAGAACCAAACTTTTTTTTAATTATATCTATATTTATTAGGTTGTCAAACATTAGAATCAAGTAAGAAAGTAATATGAAGTTATATTTTGAATCTATAGATATATCATTTCTTCTTCCAATTAACTGCGTTTCTATTTTGTATTGTTTAAACTTTTCTTGAATCATAAATAATTGATTCTTATTAAGAGTCCCAGATGATATCAAAAAATTTCCGCATTTGCTATGGTTGGAATACCAACCATCATCTAATAGAAATATAATCAATCCAAATATATTTAATTCATTTATAACTTCTTCTATGCTTAAATTTTTATATTTTTCAAATACGTTGCTATAAAAGGCAGAAGTAGCAAATTCTTTAGCATTAGAATATTCATTATTAAAATTTTTATTATAAATATGGTTTCCATCTGTCCAATTGTCAAATATTAAATATTTCCACTTTAAATATTCTAATTCATCTAAGGCGTGACATTCGCGATATATATATTTCCCGTTTCTATTTTGAATAAATCCATCTCCAAGAATAGACCCAAGAACTATTTGATTTCTGATTTTGCTATTATTATTATAACTATTAGAAAAATAGTTTAAAGACCAATATACCGCGCCCCTATTAACATTATATTTTTTACAAATGTCAGAAATTCTGTTTCCGTCTTTTTTCTCAAACGCAATATTAAATATTAAGTCATTCAAATTATACCACCTTTTATTTTTTTGTCGCAATTAGTAGCGATTATAGTCTCTGAACTTTCCTCTCTATTGTAGAGGGGCTTA